ATAATAGAAGGATTAGATCCAGTTTCAATAAAAGATGTATATAAAAATATTAAATTAATAAAATTATCATTTATACAAACATTAATTGAAGCATTTTACAGTAGTACAAAATATAATTTTAATTTTGACAATGAAACCCAAAATATTTTTGTTTTATTTTCTAATAATTTTGATTTATTTTTTGATAGATATTTAGAACATCTTGTAGAAAATACTGCTTTACTTGAACAAAAAGAACCATTGATGCCTATCATTAAAGTTGAAGAAAAGGAAACAAATCTATCACCAATAGTATCAGAATCTACACCAATATTATCTTCTTCGCAATCTGTTCCTATGCTGTCTTCTCAATCGCAATCTTATTCTCCTGATAAAAAATTATATGGTGGAGCAAAACGGGGAGATTTTTTACAAACATTTATTGATAATTGTGGAGTTAGCAGAGGCCATATACCTGTTACACCGTATTTAAATAATCAAATTCTTAGAGTAATTGTATGTCAATTATTAACTTCATTAAGTATTTTAAGTAAGGTTAGAGGAGCGGCTGATATATCCAATAATGATGAACCATCCAATTATCCGTCAATGTCAACGAATGTTCCAAAATCTTCCAAAAACACTGTTTTGTCGGATATTCATAATTATACACTTACAGAATTTGGCAAACATTTAAAAACAAAAAATCCCAATACAAATATCTCAAATTTTCATGAAACTAAAGCACAGACTATGCCAACTAACCAAAGTCAACGTCATCCTACTAAAGCATTGATTGAAAATATTTTAGATCAACTAGAACCGATATGGAAATCAGATATTACTAAAGCACATTCTTTTTCAAGTTTTGCGGACTATGAACATGGATTAGAATATCATTTTTATGACATGGCATTTAATAATAGTATGTTTTTTCAAATGCCTGTAATACCCAAATTAAGTGAAGAAGATAAAAAAAAATGTTGCCCTTATCGTTTTATAATAGATAACGCAAGTACTGTATTAAATGCCCAGGGAACATTTTCAGTTGCTCATCCTAATCCAGCTTTAGCAGATAATAAATTAGATTCATTTGCTTCTATTTTAGATCCTGCTGGGTCTACTAATATAAAAATAGATGATGGTCAAGAATATGGAAATATCCATTGTATTGTTTTAGGAAATAAATTAGAAATGGGAGGAATAATTCCAGCAGACATGAATGTAATTTTTCGAGGTAATATAGATTTAGTACCAAATTTTGAAATAAAATATTTAGATAAAAGACGACCTTCAGAAACAAAACCATGTCTCAGAAATAGTTCAATAAATACGATAAGTCATATAACCGGCGAACAAAACTTATCTATAAACGTAGAATGTAATTTGATAATTGCTTTTAATGATCCATTATTGCTATCTGGTATGGAAGAAGAATTTAATAAATCAATCAAAAAAGATTCAACTCAAAAAGTAAAGGCGATAGAACAAGACAGTATGATAAATCACCCAAATTCTACAACATTGGAAGATACACGCAAATTTAATATTCAAACACTTATGCAAGTCATAAAAGAAAGTTTTAATCCTAAAAACCCGTTGTTAGATCCATATTACACAGATATAAAATATGTTAATGATCTCATAAGCGGAACACTAATGAAAACACTTGGAGATCTTATGCAAGTTTTATTGGCATTAATTAAATTTGGTGGAATAAATGATTTATGGTCTTTTGGTAAAGATGTTATTCCATATGATAGAGGAGGAAATGCTTTACGTGTAGTAAGTCATCATGATTTAACAGCCAGTGTAATAACTTATTTTTTATTAATATTTGGTAATTATTTATTTATACCACAAGCAAATACTATATGGCAAATGACTGTTCCACTACAAGGTAACTTAGATAATTATATTAATCATGGAAAAAATATGGGCGCAGCTATGAATGATCATACATTGACAAGATTTGCTGTAGGCAATATTAATGATATAAATCAGGTTATGACGCTTTTTAATGGTACACTATATGAGTTGGAACAAGGGGGTGAAGGAGAAAAATATAACTGTGAAAATTTAAAGGGTTTTAATGTTGTGTCTGTTGGCCAAACTGAAGAATTACGTACTGAAATACAACGAATCAAGTCAGCTATGGATCGTATTAAAGAAGATTTGAATGAAAAAAAAAGAATAATAGTTGCCTTGGAAAATTTGAATAACCAGATAACTTATGAATTAAAAGAATCAATTATTAAAGGTAACGCATCTCAAGCAAAATATATTTTTTTGGAGAAACTTATAACTGCAATATCAGCTATAGCGACAGAACCTTTATTTTTAGAAATATTTAATTGTAAATATTATAATATATTACCTTCGCTTTTATCTGACCGTAAAATAGTTACAGAAATATGTTCTATTATACAACAAATTTTAGATAATATTAAAGATAGAGAAATAGATCTCTCTGCTATTGATATAAATTTACGGTTTGATCAGATTGAATCAATAATGGGTATTGACTTGAGCCAAACTCAAAATTTATCATACTTAGAGTCGAAAGGCGTAAAATCTATTATTGAAATAGTCAGTTCTGTTGTAAATGATGGAAAATTAAGGACTGTTATTGCTAATTATCTATTTTTAATAGATAAAAATGATACTTTAAAAAGGGTGTGTGAACAATTTTATCCTAAAGTTCTTGAATTTTTAAATTCTGAGAACTTTATGTTGTTTGTTATTTCAATTATAAATTTTTTTATATATGAAGAAGATGAATTTTATAGAATCTCCACCAAAGAAGAATCTCAAGAATATCTCTACAAATTAAGGGCTAATTTTTTTGACCATTTGACTACTCATAGTTATGGTTTGGAGCAAAATATAGTATTTAATTTCATAGTAGATTATTTGTGTGATTATCTGTGTACCTATAGTATACATTCTCTTAATTTTTCAACAGACGAATTATTACATGATAGTATACTAAAAGCGTTACAACAAAATATACAATTGTTGTTAATGTATAGAATTTTTAATGAATCATATAGAAAAAACAATATGTTCCCATGTTTGCGTAAATGTAGAAAAGAATATGATGAAACGTCAAGTGAAAATTATTTATTGTCATTGGCGTCACCTCCTCAAGAATTGAATGAAATTACACCTCTTGATCTAAGAAAACGAGATATAGAACCGGAACAACTGTCTTGGCAAATACCCGAGTATTTGCATAGTCGCAAAGACAGTCCGCGGAAAATTGTATCCCAAGGTTCACAATCTCAGAATCAATCCGAAAATCGGTATTCTTTACAAAAGGCAAGAGAAATATATAATGCTAATAATAGTAATTTTGACGAGTTTTCCAACGCACTAGACCTAGCTTATCCTGAACAAAGTGCGGAAATGTTTTATGCCTTTCAAAAACAGGTTTATGATATTACTGGTATAAATGCCGACGATTGGCGCAGTTTAAAACGACAATTATTTAAATACTTTCAAGATACAACTTTAGGAGGCGGTAGACCTTCCACAAGAGGTCGCAAACAAAAGATGAAACGATTTACCAAAGGTAGAAATAGAAAGCTTAGAAAAGGTAAGGGTACAAGGAAAACTTACAGAAAGAAAAACAAAACAAGACGACGTTAACATGATAATATAAATATTTAAATTATAAATTGTACTGTTTACAATTTATAACTTTATAAAAACCTTTAGTCTAATTCTTGTATAAAATATATATATATAAATATAAATAATAATGGCCCAAAAAAAGATATCTCCCGATATCATATCTCTCATATCAAAGAAAATTATATTTTTTGAAGACGTAATCCAAAAGACTATTTTACATGTTCAAAAAAACAAATTGTTAGATATAATAGGAATAAGCGATGTAAATAGTTGTGTAAATATGTTATTTGAACTGAATCAAAAGATTAAAGAAATTAATATAAATGAACTAACAAATTCTGACAAGGTTAATGATAAAGTTACAGACAATATAATCAATATTTTACAAAATATAAATAATGAATTATCTTGTTTATTTAGGGTTTTTGGAACAGACCTATTTGAAGATTTATTATGGATATGTTTTGGAAACAACTCAATCAATTATTATACTTCTACAGACACGGACAGACACAAATTTGAGCTTTTAAAAAAGTATTTTCATCCGACCAGTTACAAGATTTTGAATGTAGCTAAAGCTTTAGACAAAGTTACAACTGATGAGAATATATTATCCGACAAATCTAATAATTTGGACGCCATTGATGTTAGTATAAAAGTCAAATTCTTTCATTTAAAGGTTTACGGATTACAATTAGTTGTACATAACATACAACAAAAAAAGAGTTTAATAATAACAGGAACTATAGACAATATATTGATTGATTTGTTAGATAACTCTTACATAAACTCAAAAATAAAAATGATAAAAGAAAATGCCCCCAACACACCTGAATTTCAAGATGAAACATTCAATAAATATATCAAGTCATTAAATTTAAAGGATTTTTTTATTTATGATACGCATAATATTTATTCCAAATATATGGGTTATTTAAGTAACATAACTAACATACGACAAAAAACAATTGCCCAGACAGTAAAAGAATTTATTGGTGCAGATCTGTTTTCAAAAAGGTTGACCATTATTCAATTGCTTATAAAGTCGGAAAATCATGATAATCAATATTTAGCGTACTTGTTGTATGATTTGTTATCAAATGACTTAAATTCATCCGGATCAACGAATAGTTCTAATTCAACAAGTATGAATATAGTAGACACAACAGAGCAAATATTGTTGTTAGATAGTTTACCGTGGTCAATAAAGCAATATTTTAAAGAAGCTATGAAAAATACAATTCAATATACAAATGAACTAACAAATTTTGATAATCATAAAATACCATTAGAGCAACAAATTTGTTTGTTAAAAGCACCTGATACGGTGAAAGAAAAGGCGATGCAGAAACTAAAAGAGGTAAAAGCGAAAACAGAGGATTCTGGCTCAAAAGCAAGACAATATTTAGATGGCTTATTAAAAATTCCCTTCCGTATTTATAGGCGGGAACCAATTTTAAATCTAATGAATGAAATAAAGGCGGATTTTGTTAGTTTAATGAAGACCCAAGGAGAAAATAATATAATTAAAAAGGAATTTAAAGAAACATATTCCAATTTAGAGATTTCCAATTATTTGAAGACGTACAACTCTAAAGAAAATGAATATAATTATGTTTTAGAGTTACTTCAACATAAATCAAAAAGCGAACTAACAACCTATATTTTAAAACTGAATGAACTTATTGTAAAATTTTTAAAGGGTACTCCTGTAAAGAAGCTTAAGCATTCTAACAAGTCTCGCACCGATTTGATTCAAGCTATTGAAACATTTCTTAAAGACCAAAATGTAAAGGTGAATATATATTTAGAAAAGGAACTTAAAGAACTTTTTGTTAGTTTATCAACAAAAGAAAATACCAATATAAACCAGATTTCATTTAAATATGATAAAATTACTAATTATATATCTTCTATAAAGACAACATTAGATGTCACAGTTCATGCTCATGAAAAGGCAAAAAAACAAGTGGAACGTATTATTGCGCAATGGATTTCCGGCAATAACAACACGGGTTACATATTAGGGTTTGAAGGAGCGCCGGGTATTGGTAAAACCACCTTAGCAAAAGGGCTAGCCAATTGCTTAAAAGACGAAGAAGGTAATAGTCGCCCATTTTCATTAATAGCAATAGGCGGTGATGCCAATTCATCCAGTTTAGTGGGACATTCTTACACTTATGTTGGATCTACTTGGGGGCAAATTGTACAAATATTGATGGATAAAAAATGCATGAATCCGATTATTTTGATAGATGAAGTAGATAAAATTAGTAGAACAGAACATGGAAAAGAAATCATTGGTATTTTAACGCATTTGTTAGATACAACCCAGAATGAATGCTTCCAAGACAAATATTTCTCTGGAATAGATTTAGATCTATCTAAAGTACTTTTTATTTTGTCTTATAATGATGTAGATGCGATTGACAAGATTTTATTAGATCGTGTTCACCGAATTAAGTTTGATAATTTATCTATTGAAGACAAGATTGAAATATGTAATAAACATTTATTGCCAGATATATATAAAAAAGTAGATTTAAATGGAATGATTGAAATGACAAAAGAGACACTGAAATTTATTATTGAAGAATATACACTGGAACCAGGTGTTAGAAAGTTGAAAGAGAAATTATATGAGATTGTGGGCGAAATAAATTTAGAAATAATGAAGAATGTTCATTTAGAGGCATTTCCTATACCAATTATAGTAACAATAGACGATATTAAGAATAAGTATTTCAAAGATAGACGGGAAATTCGGATTTCCAAGATAGCAGAAGAGAGTCGTATAGGATCAATTAATTGCTTATATGCGACAAGTTTAGGATCTTCTGGAATACTAGCTGCTAGCGCAAAATTCTTTCCGGCGACCAAATTTTTGGAGCTAAAACTAACCGGCTTATTAGATCAAATGATGCAGGAATCATTCCAGTTATCGTTAACCATTGCCTATAATTTGTTACCTTTAGAAAGACAGAAAGAGTTACTTACAAAGCACGGTAATTCAGGTATTCATTTACATATGGGAGACGGTTCGGTGTCAAAGAGCGGCACTAGTGCGGGAATTGCGATAACGCTATTAATGTATAGTTTGTTAAGCGATAAGAAAATCAAGAATACTTTTGCGGTTACAGGAGAGGCGTCCGACTTAAATGGCAAAGTCGGGGAAATTGGGGCGCTGGGATATAAATTTCAAGGCGGTATTAAAGCAGGAGTGAAAAGTTTTATTTTTCCTAAGGAGAATGCGAAAGATTATGACGACTTTTTTAAAAAATACGGTGAAACAAAATTGGTTGAAGGTATCAGTTTTTACCAAGTGGAACATATAGATGAAGCAATTGCGCTAATTATGGAATAATATAATTTA